GTTGCTGATTATTACACCGATACTGAAATCCCAGATCGTGTAAAAAATGCACAGGTCATTTTGGCTGTTTATCTTAACAACAATAGGAACGGGTTAGAATTAAGTGGTCTGGAAGATTTTGCAACTGTGAGTATTGGTAATATAAATGCAACACCTAGATTCTTTGGTCAGGTTGGGATTGATCGCATCCCACCGATAGTTGATCATTACCTAATGGGTATTAGAATAGGTGGAAGAGCAAATATCGGCATCAAGAGGAGTTAATTATGTCTAGGGCTTTAGGAGTTGGTGCTGTTGATGGTTTCTATAATGTGGGAGCAGAAGTTATAACAGATACAGCTACGCATACAGGCAGATTTAAGAGGATTGATTTTTTTGAGAATACACATATCACAACTCTTGCAAGCGAAAATTATACAGGTAATTCTTTAGATGGTGAATCATTTCCAGTAGGTTTTATAATTGAGGGTGTATTTACCAGTATTAAGCTTCAAAATGGAGCTTGTATAGCTTACCGAGTTTAACTATGTCCTATTCTGATTTCCCAGCCGCCAAAATTATCAATGATACTGATGCCCATACAGGCAGATTTGGTAAAATTGCTGCTCTGCAAGATTCTGTCATTGCAACCCTTGTTTCTGAAAACATTACAGGCGATCTGACATCTCTACAGTTTAAATCTACTGCTGAAATAGAAGGTGTTATAACAAGTATTACATTAACAAGTGGCACTGTAATTGCTTATTCATTGTGATCTCAAATTATCCAGCGGCAAAAATTATTAATGATACCAGCGTTCATACTGGACGTTTTGGTAAGGTTGTTGCTTTACAAGATTCTGTAATTACTATTGGAAAACTTTTTGATTCAGTTCCATCAGTTGATGATATTACAGATTTTGATAGTATTTTGCCAGGATATTTTGGAGATCATCGTTCAGTTCAATTAAAAGCGGGAGCAGAATTTTTTGGCCCATTTTCTGTTGTTGTATTAGATAGCGGCACTGTTATTGTATATAGATTATGAGTTTAGCCAACGCATTAAAAAAAGCAGCATCAAAAACACTGAGTAAACTTGGTGGTGATGTGATTATCAGGAGAGTTACAGCAGGGTCATACAATACCACTACAGGAGCAATAACAGAATCTACATCTGATACCACTGTTAAAGGTGCCTTAACAAATGTAAGTAGGTCTGAGGTAAATGATCTGATTGAGTCACAGGATAAAAGATTAACAATATCAGCAGGGGATTTATCGTTTGTACCAACAACAAAAGATAGAGTTGTGATAAGCAGTGTTGAATTTAAAATTATCCAGGTGATTACAAATGAGCAAAATAATATAGCAATAAGCTTTGATCTTATCTTGAGGTAACTATGGCTAGAGAAATAAACCTAACTGATATCGGAGATCATTTTGGTGAAAAAGTCCAAAAGACTGTGCGAAAGGCAACTTTCAAAGCAGAAAAAGATATTAAAGAATTTACTCCTGTAGATACTGGAAATCTAAGAAACTCATTTCAAGTTCAGATAGAACCTTTTATCGGGGAAGTTTTTACAAATGTCGAATATGCAGAACCAGTGGCATATGGAACAAACCTACCTCCAAGTTGGGGTGGTCAATATAGAACTCGTCAAAATACAATAAAAGGATATCCAGAACTTATTGCAAAGCAACTAGAGCAGTTTATTAGAGATGAATTTAGGAGGTCATAATGGCAGCAGTTGATTTAAACACCGTAAGATCCACAATAGAGGCTAGGCTTGCAACAGAACTTGCATCAAGTCCAGTAATACCTGTTGTATTTAACAACATGGCTTTTGATTCCACTACAGAAGATACTTTTGTTCAATGCCAGACAAGTTTTGGCTCTGGAAGTTATTTAACAATGGGCGGTTCTGCCAACTCTACAAACAGTGTTGTCGGTTTAGTTTTGATAAATATATTTACAGAAGAAGGAATAGGCCCAGGGTCAAACTATGTAATTGGCAAAAGATTGCGTGACCTCTACAATAATATTACAGTTTCAAATGTTATTTTTGATTCACCAGTTGGCCCTGAAGTTTTAACATCTAGTCCTGAAGGTAAGTTTCAAACTCAGATCAGAATAACTTTTGAAATATTTGAGGATCTTTAATCATGCCAAAACTTGTAATAACAGAAGAAATGCTTGATGCTATCGAAGCTGTCAAAGGTGTGAGGGATTCTAGAATGTGGGATCCGAATTGCAAAAGATATATGGAGAATCAAGAAAAATCTAAAAGAGATGTAAAAAAAGCAAAAAAAGGTTAATATAAAATAAATACTTTCTTTTTGTTATGGCTGCTGTAAAAGGTGATGTCGGTAAAATAATGTTCCATAACGCTGCTGGAACAGAAGCTGATATCGGGGGGTTAAGATCATGGTCTTTATCTATTACCAAAGATACTCAAGAGACTACAGTGCAGGGTGATACCTCAAAAACTTTTGTTGGTGGCCTTATTTCTGGTGAAGGTTCAGCAACCCTAATTTATGACAATGCTGGCAACAGTGATTATTTGGCATTTGTTGAGGATGTTTTAACCACAGGTGATGCTGCTGACGCATTGTTTGAATTATTCCCAGATAGTTCAGCAAGTGCAAAGAAGTTTGGTTTTTCTGGAATTATTACAGGTGCAGAATATGGAGCAACACTTGGTGAGATCCAAGAAATAAATATCACCTTCCAGACTTCAGGTGCAATTACTTCAGATATATAGTAAATTTCAAATAACTAACCCCAACTAAACATGGCAACAAAAAGAACCGTTGATCTTATCACTGAGGCTTTCAGTGAGGTGATGACTTCAAGAAGAAAATATGAACTAAAAAAGCCTAATGGTGAATTGCTAAAAGAAATATATTTTCCACCTTTAACAAGATTTGACAGAATACAAGCCCAAGCAGCTGCTGGAACTGATGAGGCTTTGGCAATATCAACAAGATTACTCTGCCAGTTAGCACAAAATGAAGATGGCACAAAAGCATTTCATTCTGCTGATGCTGAAAATTTAAAAAGATTTCTTCCTGAGACTGTCTTAAATGAACTTGAACTATTTATGATGGATATAAAAGTTGATTTAGATACAGCAAAAAACGAATAAGGCGAGATAACTGGTTGAATTTTGAGTTTTTTCTCGCTACAGAACTAGGTAAAACATTAGAAGAATTAAGAAAACTTATTACAGAGGAAGAGCTTGTTTATTGGGCTGCATATTATGAAGTAAAAAATGACAGGGAAAAGCAAGAATTAAATCGTCAAAAGAACAAAACAAGGTAAGATATATAATAAAGGTTATTTGTATTTGTGGCACAATCAACAGTTAAGTTAATAGTTGATGCTCAAAATGCTATACAGGCGTTACAGAGAACAAACAATGCCACCAAATCTTTGAGCGATAGCACAGATAAATTAAAAGGTAGGTTAGATAGATCAAATAACTCATTAAAAAATAAGGGAAGGGCTGCTAAATCTGCTGCTGGAGGCGTAAGAACTTTAACTGCTACATTAGGCCCATTACTTAAAGCATTAGCTGTAGCAGCAACAGCAAGGTTTATATTTGTGCAAACTGCTGAATTAGAAACCCAAAGAAAAAGTCTTGAAGTTCTTACAGGTTCAATAAGTAAAACAAACGACATTATAAGGGAACTACAAGAATTTGGTGCTGTCACACCTTTTACAAGTAGTGAATTAATAGAACAGACTAAAAGATTAAAAGCATTTGGTTTTGAAACTGAAGAGTTGGTTGATACAACAAAAAGATTATCAGAAGTGGCTGGTGCCACTGGTGCTGATCTTACAGGCATAGCAACGGCATTTGGACAGATAAGAGCAAAAGGAAAATTACAGCAAGAAGAGAATTTGCAGTTATTAGAAAGAGGAGTTGATATAACAACAGAACTTGAAAAGATAACAGGCAAACAGGGAGAAGCTTTTGCCTCTGCAATGCGTAAAGGTGAAATTGGTGCTGATGCCGTAAATCAAGCCTTAATAAATCTTACAAGTGAGGGTGGTGCATTTTTTGGTGGTGCTACAGCACAGGCAGACACATTAAATGGATTATTTTCCACCTTAGTTGATTCAGTTCAAAATCTAGCAAGAACGATTGGTGAAATTTTAGAACCAGTAATAAAAAGTGCATTAAGTTTTGCCACCAAAGGTGTGCAAGCTATAGATAAAATTTTTCAAAGAATAAATAAAATAAAAAATAGAATTACTGGTACTCCTGAAACATCACCACAAGAAGAAATCGAAACTGAAACAAAAAAAACATCATTATTAGTTCAACAGGCAAAACAAGCAAAAATAATAAGAGAAGTAACAGAGGGAACTGTTACAGCATCAAAAGTTCTTGCAGAGTCAACAGAAGATATAAAAGATAAATTTATGGAGATAGGAGAAAGTGTTGAACAAGGTATTGTTTCAAACCTCACCGATGCTGTTATGGGTACACAAACACTTGCTCAAGCTGCAATCGGTGTTTTAAATAATTTAAAGAGAAAACTGGTTGAATTAGCGATACAACAAGCCGTTTCAGGTATAGGTGGGAGGATTGGTGGATTTTTGGGCAATTTGTTTGTGCCTAAAAGGGCAAATGGTGGCCCTGTATCTCCTGGTGGTGCATATTTAGTTGGTGAAAGAGGCCCTGAAATCTTACAAATGGGTTCAAGAGGCGGGAATATAATTCCAAACAATGCTATTGGTGGAGGTGGTACAACAAATATGATCACTGTAAATGTAGATGCCACAGGTTCATCTGTTGCTGGTAATGGATCAGAAGCTGATCAGTTAGGCGGTCTGATTGCCAGTGTAGTGCAAGCAACTATAATTGATGAACAAAGGGCAGGGGGTTTATTAAATAGATAATGGCTACATTTCCATCAATACAGCCCACTTATGGGATGAGAAAACAAAGCAAACCAAAGATAAGAGTTACCTCTCTTGGTGATGGTTATGAGTTCAGGGCTTTGTATGGCCTTCCATTATCTCAAGATCCGAAAGTATATGATCTTACCTTTAATGTCTCTGAAACTAATGCAGATGTCATTGAAGCATTTTTAAGAAGTAGGGTTGCAGATCAGGCTAGTTTCACATTCACACCACCCGCAGAGGGGTTTAGTGCAAAGACAGGTACTTATGTTCAATCAAATGGAAGTGGTGCTGCTGGAACAATTATTACTGTCACTTTTGCAAATCATGGTGTGGCAATAGGTGATGTATTAACAGTTGATTTTAGTTCTGGCCCTACTGATGGATCTTATGTTGTTGCCTCCTCTGCTGATGCCAATACTTTCACACTTACTTCAACCGCTGCTGATAGTGCTTTGGTTACAGTTGCAACTAATGTTGATTTTACACTTTCTGGGGCTGGTCAATATGTCTGTGATTCTTGGACAAAAACAATTCCTTATAATAACAGAGCAATAATAAACTGTTCTTTCAGAGAAGTATTTGAACCATAATGGCAGTTCCTACAAGTGCACTTCAAGGATTAACAAATAAATCTATTATTGAGCTATATTCTGTTGAATTAAAGCCTGATATACATTATACAAAAACAGCAAAAACAGCTACATATGTGCAATCAACAACGACAATCACTATCACACTAAGCAGTCATGGGTTTTCTGCTGGTTTAATTTTAAGTCTTGATTTTACTTCAGGAAATGGTATTGATGGGATTTATACAATACAAACAGTTGATACAAATACTTTCACAGTCACTGGTACAACTTCACAATTCACAAATGGTAATGTATCTTTCAATGTCAATGCAACAATAGCTAATCCAACTGTTTATTTATTTCATAGTGGAAATAATATGAAAGATAGTCTGGACATTGTTTGGCAGGCAAATACATATTCAAGGATGCCAGTAAAAGCTGAAGGGTTTAAATATTCTGGTAAAGGTAAATTACCAAGACCAACTTTTACACTTTCTAATCTTTTAGGAACTATTACATCAATATTACAGCTTACAAATCAAACCACAGCATTATCTGATCTTGCAGGGGCAAAAGTAACAAGACGCAGAGCATTGAGTAAAGATTTAGATGAAGTAAATTTTCCATCTGATGTAAATCCATATAAAAGCGGTTCTGTTGATCCTTCAGCAGAGTTACCACGAGAAGTATATTTTATTGAAAGAAAAACTATTGAAAATAGAAACATTGTACAATTTGAGCTTGTAAGTTCTTTTGATCTGTTTGGTGTATCAGCACCTAAAAAACTTGTAACAAAGGCCGACTTTGCAGGTGTTGGAACATTTGTTAATTTTTAATTATGACTTGGAAAGAATCTTTTATAAAATATGCAAAAGAACAAGCACCAGAGGAGGCTTGTGGTTTGCTTGCAATAATTAAAGGTAAAGAAACTTTTTGGCCTTGTAAAAACTTGGCAGAGGGAAAGTTTGAATTTTTTATTCTTGATCCTGATGATTGGGCAGAATGTGAAGATACAGGAGAGGTTGTTGGTGTAATACATAGTCATCCTGTAGGTGCTGCGACACCATCAGATACAGACAGGGCAGCCTGTGAACATCTTGGGTTTCCATATTTTATCTATAGTATCGAACACGATCATTGGGAATCTTTAGAGCCTACAGGTTGGAAAGCACCTTCATTGATAGGTAGGAAATTTATCTGGGGAAAATACGATTGTTGGAGTATAATTTCAGACTGGTTTTTAGAAACAAAAAATATAAAGTTAAAAGAATGGAAAAGACCAAAACGTATAAAAGATTTTATTGAAAACCCTTTATTTGAAAAAGGTTTACCAATTACAGGATTTAAGAAACAAGAAAGTAATAAAAATATAGAAGTTGGCGATGTTTTACTCTTTCAATCTGTCACAGGCAATTTAGATCATGTCGCTGTTTATATAGGTGATAACATGATATTGAATCATAATATAAAAGCTTTGAGTTGTAGAGAACTTTTTGACTTAAGATACCAACAGGCACTCAGAGGAGTTTATAGATATGCAGCTTAAAAAAATAAAAGTATATGGAAAATTAAGGCAATTTCTGGGAAAGTCATATTTTATGGCTGCTGTAAAGTCACCACAACAGGCGATGAGTTTTTTAGTCGCAAATTTTGAAGGCGTCCAAAAACATATGAATGATCAGATTTATAAAGTAAAGATGGGAGGCAGGGTAATAACAGAAGAATATTTATCAATGACAGGTCAGGGAGATATACAAATTATTCCAATAGCTACTGGTGCTGTTCCTGTAGTTATTGGTGCCATTGGAATAGGTGCTGGAGCTGCTGCTGCTGCAACAACATTAACTGGGGTGGCAGGGTTCCTTGTTGGAACTGTCTTATCAACAGCATTGACAACTGTTGGAACTTCTATGCTTATTGGTGGGGTAACTGATCTTTTATCACCACAAAATCCAATACCTGATGTTTCAAGTGTTAGTGATATTGACCCATCCATAAGAGGTTCATATTCGTTTAGTGGTATACAGAATGTCAGTTCAAGTGGTGTTCCAATACCTATAATTTATGGGGCTGTCTTTAGCGGCTCAATTATAATAAGTTCAGGAACAGATTCTACTCAAGTAGTTAAGAGCATAACCTGATGCCTAGATTAGTTGATGATCAATTATTTGGAACTGATAGAAAGGTTGTTGATCCTGACCTGATAGATGGTGGCCTGCGTAGTAAGCAATTTGCAACTGTTTTAGATTTGCTCGGATATGGAGAGATAGATTCAATATTAGATCCTGGTGGTGTTGGTACAAATACTTTTAGAAAAAATGTTTTCCTTGATGGAACACCATTACAAAATGCAAACGGTGAAGAAAATTTTTCTGATGTGGAAGTATTTTTTAAAAATGGTGCATCAGATCAGACAGCATTACAAGAAATTAATGCTATAGAAAATACTGTTCCAGTGAATGTGGAAGTAACAAAAGCAACTTCTGTTACAAGATCAATTACAGATACTAATGTTGATAAGGTAAGAGTATCAGTTCAAATTCCGAGCTTACAAAAGTTTGAAGATAATGGAGACATAGTTGGAACTGAAGTAAAAGTATCAATACGAATTACAGAAAATGATGGTACCGTTCATGATCCAGTAGAAGCAAACTCTATTAATGGAAAAGCAACAAGCCCATTTGTTAAAGATTTTGAGATTAAGTTTGAAAAAACAATGAGCTTTCCTATTGATATAACAGTTATTAGAAATACAGATGATAGTACAGTATCAACACTACAAAACAAAACAAGATTTTTGTCTCTTACAGAAATAAATACAGATACAAGTGCTTATCAAGGCTTTGCTTATGTTGCCATAAGGTTCAATGCTCAAGAATTTCAAAGCTATCCAAAACGTATGTACCGTATCAAAGGTACAAAAATTAAAGTGCCAAGCGATACAACAGTTGATAGTGATAATGGAAGAGTTATTTACCCTGATGGTTATGTTTTTGATGGTACTTTCAAAACAGATAAAGAATGGTGTTCTGATCCAGCTTGGATTTTATACGACATATTGACAACAGATAAAGGGTTTGGCGGCACAGATGGTGTAATTGATGCGGACACTTTAGATGTTTTTAGCTTTTATTCTGCAAGTGCATATGCCAGTGAATTAATAACAGATCCAATTACAGGAACTACAGAACCAAGATTTAGTTGCAACGTAATTTTGAATCAAAAAAATGATGCTTACAGTTTGATTAATGATTTATGTTCTGTAATGAACGCCATGCCATTCTATAGCAATGGTAGCTTGCAGATATCTCAGGACAGGCCAACTAATACATCAACTAATACATCTGATGCACAATATATTTTCAATAACTCAAACGTAACAGAAGAAGGTTTTACTTATCAGGGTGTAGGGCAGAGAACAAAATATACAGAGGTTGAGGTTGCTTATTTTGATAATGAAACTCAAACGATAGATTATGAACTTGTTACAACTGATGATATTACAGCGTTATCAGATTCAACATCAAAATTTGGAAGAACTAGAAAAACTTTAAGAGCTTTTGCCTGTACTTCAAGAGGTCAAGCAAATAGATTAGGTCGGTGGTTTTTATACTCAAATTTAAAAGAATCAGAGGTAGTTTCTTTTACAACTACTCTTGAAGCTGGTGTAATTGTAAGACCTTCTACAATTATTGCTATCGCAGATTCATTAAGAGCAGGGGTAAGAAGAGGAGGGCGTATAAAATCTGTTACTGATACCACTACTATTGTTGTAGATGATGCAAACAATACTAATCTGACAACAGAAAATGCAGCAACACTTTCAGTTGTTTTATCTGATGGTTCTGTTGAAAGTAGATCAATTAGTACAATTAGTGATACAACAATAACAGTTTCATCTGCTTTTTCTTCTGCACCATTGGCAAACAGTGTTTGGGCTATAGAAAATACTTCTGTTAAGTTTCAAATTTATCGGGTTGTTTCCATCGAAGAAAAAAATGACTCTGAATATACTATTACAGCAGTTATTCATGATACTAATAAATATGCACAGGTAGAAGATACAACTGTTGCTGCCAATCCAAGAACAATAACTACTTTATTAAATGAAAAACCTTCTCCAAGTAACCTAACGGCAACAGAACAAATAGTTGCTCTTAGTAATAGAGCCGTATCAAAAATATTTGTTGCATGGGAACCTGTTCAGGGTGTTAAAGAATATTTATTAGAATTTCAATATGAAAATGATAATCCAGAAAGATTAAGAGTAGCAAGACCCAGTTTTGAACTTTTTGAATCAAGGTTAGGCACTTATAAATTTGCTGTTAAATCTGTAAATACATTAGGCAAATTAAGTTCTGGTACATCTCTTCTAACTTTTAATGCTGAAGGAAAAACAGGCTTGCCAGAAGATGTACAAAATGTACAGATTGAACCATTATCCGATCAATTTATAAGATTACGTTTTGATAAATCAACATCTGTTGATGTTATACATGGAGGCAACGTTATTATTCGTGGTTCTAACCTAACAACAGGTGCATCTTTTACAGATTCTGTTGACGTTATTCCTGAATTATCAGGTAATGTAAATGAAACTATTGTTCCTAATATTGTTAATGGAACTTATTTTTTAGCCTTTAGAGATGATGGTGGTCGCATAAGTGCCAATGCTGCGTCAATAAAAAATATTTCAACACAACCTGACATCTTTCCTAAATTAACAGTTTTAACAGATAGAGAAGATACAGACGGAACACCTTTTAATGGAGCGAAAGTTGGTTGTTTTTTTAGTAGTAGTCTCAATGGTCTTGTTCTTGGTTCTGAAGATACTATTGATGGTGTTTCAGATTTTGATGCCATAGAAGATTTAGATTTATTAGATAACTCAGTTGCTACAGGTGGAACATATGCTTTTGCAAATACTTTAGATTTAGGAGGCAAACAACCACTTGTTTTGCAAAGACATTTTGTCACAAAAGGATTTTACAATAACCAATTATTTGATGAAAGAAGTGAAAATGTTGACACATGGACTGATTTTGACGGTACAACTGTCGCTGTTGATGTAAACGCTAAATTATTAGTGGCAACAACTGATTCAGACCCAGATACTTCAACTGCTGGTACTTATACAATAAATAATGGCTCAGGTGGGGCGGGAACAATAATTACAATTACAAAATCTTCTCATGGATATTCTGTTGGCAGTTTTGTTACTGTTGACTTTACATCTGGAACAGGTGTCGATGGGGATTATGAAATACAAACTGTACCTGATGCAAATTCTTATACCTTAACTTCTGCAACTTCTTTATCAACCAGTGGTAACTGCAATTTCAGTGCAGAATTTAGCCAGTTTAACCCTTTTGTAAATGGAAAATATATTGCAAGAGGTTTTAAATTTAGATGTGATATGTCAACAAAAGATATTGCACAGTCAATCGAAATTGAACAGTTAGGATATACAGCACTTATAGAAAGCAGAACAGAAACAAGCCTTGGTAATGCAGGGGCTTCTGCTGGTGGATTTATTGCATCCGGTACATCCACGAAATCAGTTACTTTTACAAATAGTTTCTTTACTGGTCAATCTGGTACCAGTGTTGCAGCAAATTCTGTCTTACCCTCTATCGGTATAACAATAGAAAATCAATCACAGGGTGATTTCTTTGTTTTATCAAATATAACTGGAACTGGTTTTGATATTGATGTAAAAGATTCTAACGGTAATAATGTAAATAGGAATTTCAAATATGCAGCAACGGGTTTTGGGCGTGGAAGTTAATTTTAGGATAGTATATAATTAAATAAAATTTTGTATTACAAATGGCACAAGCTTCAGATTATACAATAGACAACTCTACGGGTGCTAACGTCAGAGCTGATATTAATACCGTTTTACAAGCGATAGCAACAAATAATTCTGGTTCTTCGGCTGCAAGTACAACCTTTGCAAGTGGTTTTTTTGCTAATACTTCCACAAGTATGATGCAGCTTAGAAATACATCAAATAATGCTTTTTTAGATTTATTTACATTAGCTGGTGGGCCAGCATTTCCTATAGATGGAACAATAAATTCAATTAATATTGGTAAAGGTGCAAACTCAGCTGATGGTAACACTGTTCTTGGAGAGAGTGCTTTAGATGCTTCTGTTAGTGGTACAAATAACATTGCAATAGGAAAACAATCATTAACAGATTTAACTTCTGGGGCTAGTTGTGTAGGAATTGGTACTCTTGCTGGTGGAAACATCACTACAGGAAATGCAAATATAGCAATAGGACAAGAAGCTTTAGAAACAGCCACCACTGCGATTCAGTGCGTTGCTATTGGAACACAAGCTCTAGAAGATAACAATGCTGCAAGTAATGTTGCTATTGGTAATGCTGCAATGCAAAAAAATACTACAGGTCAAATCAATACTGCTGTAGGAACAGGTGCATTAGACGCAAATACTACAGGAAACTTTAACGTTGCTGTTGGTGGTTCAGCTTTAACAAGTAATATATCTGGCTTTAACATCGTTGCAGTCGGGCATGAATGTCTTGCAAATAATACAGCAAACTTAAATACTGCTGTTGGTAAAAGTGCTATGGCATTGAATACAACTGGAACTAACAACACTTGTATGGGTTCGTCAGCTATGCAATCTAACACTGAGGCAAGTAATAATTCTGCTTTTGGTACTTATAGTTTGCTTAGTAATACAACAGGAAGCGCAAACTCGGCGATGGGTTCACAATCTTTAAAGTTAAATACTTCGGGGGCAAACAATACAGCTTTTGGAAATAGTGCATTGGGGGTAAACACCACTGCTTCAAATAACACAGCCGTAGGTGCAAATGCTTTAGATGCTAATACTACCGCAAATAATGTTACTGCTGTAGGCAGGAACGCTTTAACTACTAATACTACTGGCGAATTAAATAATGCTTTTGGTTCTCATTGTATGCAATTCAACACTGAAGGAACACGTAATAATGCTTTTGGTGTCAGTGCTTTGCAGCAAAACAATACTGGAAATGATAACACTGCTTTTGGTAATCTTTCATTAAATGCGAACACAACTGGAACTCAGAACACGGCCGTAGGTTCAAGTGCAGGTGATCTTATAACAACTGGATCAAACAACACATCTCTTGGTTATGACGCAGACCCTTCTTCTGCAACAGCCACTAATGAAGTAACTCTAGGCAATTCAAGTATCACTGCTATTCGTTGCCAAGTGCAATCAATCAGCGCACTTTCAGATGAAAGAGATAAAACAGATATTGTTGATTCAGAAGATGGACTTGATTTAATTAATTCACTGAGGCCAAGAAAGTTTACATGGGCAATGCGTGAACCTAGTGCAAATAATGGAAAAACAGAACTTGGTTTTATTGCACAAGAAATTGATGCTGCATTAGGTGATAAAAATGATTATATTGGTGCAGTTTATAAATCCAATCCAGAAAAATTAGAAGCATCTTATGGAAAATTTGTACCAATTTTAGTAAAAGCAGTACAAGAATTATCAGCAAAAGTCACAGCCCTTGAAATGGGGTAAACTAAAACTAACCTAATTTTTATTATGGAAGAAAAAACCGCAGATGAAATTGCGGCAATTTATACTGCTGCTGGTCATAGCGTTAACGTAATTAATGCAGATGCTAATTATTCAGCATATACAACAAGAACAGGATATTCTGATCCTGAGGCAGAATGGAAAGCAATGATTGAAAGAAATGTAAAACATCTTGAAATTATTAAAGACTATAAAAAACTTGATGAAACAACATCAATCTGGACATCTGAATCGTTTACAGATATTGATGCTGCTATAACAAAAGGTAAGACACTTTACTCTTAATTTATGGATTTACAAAAATTAGTTGAGACAAAACAACAACTGTTGTTAGAAAAAGAAAAGCAACTAGCAAATCTTTATGAAATTACTGGTGCGATAAAGTTGTTGGAACAGCAGATTTTGGAGATGTCAAAATCCGAAGATAACCAGCCATCAGGTACAAAGGCAACAACCCTACAAGAAGAAACAGTACCATCAGAGTAAGTGGTGCTACCATTTTATTAATCATGTTTCAAAAAATCGCTAATGTTTTGAGTATCATCTCATTTGTAATGGTAGCCTCAATGAGTGGTGGAGCGTACTTTGGTTACAAGTATGTAACTTCAGAACAGTTCAAAGCAAAAGTAATGAACGAAATATTAGGTAACGTGCAAGGCATGATGCCCAAAGTATTAGATCAGGGTTTACCAAAAGTAACAGGCCCATCAATGCCGATCATTAAATGATCTTTGGGTTTTTTAAAAAATTAATAAAATACTATATTGATAAATTTGTGTCTTGGCTAAGAATAAAAAAATTACAACTTGAATTAGATGATGAGATAAAAAAATATCATGATGAAATGGATGCAAAAATAACAAAACCAAAGATTATAGAAACTGGTAAATTCGGAGAAGATGGGTGGTCTATTTCTATTGGTGATGTAGATAAAGATGAGTGAAATTAAGATACCTCAGATAACACTTCCAACTATTGATCTACCTGATACACCATATTTTATAAAACATAAACTTGAAGGCAAAATACCAGGTTGTAATTTATATCACAGAGATTTAGAAACTACACGCAATCCTTCTTTGCTGATAGCAGATCCTAATGGAACATATACTGTCTGCCCTGAAGGTCAGATCCCTTCTTACGATCCGATAAGATATGATCCTAATGAAATTATTTATACAGAAGATACGCCTAGATCAACACCACCTACTCCAACTTCAACTCAACAAAAAACTGTAAAACCAAAGAAAGACAAAAAGATTGAGTTTGAACCCTGCCCTGGTAAATCAAACCAAAGAGTTGGAGACTTTCGTAACGAAAAACGATTAGAACGTGTCATAGGCCATAAAAGAGGGGATGATGGGATTGAATGTATAACACTTTATGAGGATGTCCCGTTTAAGGATCAGTACATTCCAGAAGTTTCTAGCATTGTATCTACTGCTGTTATTGGCTTGGTCGCTGCCAGTTCTCCACTTTTACTTAATATCATCAAACCATTAGTTAAGAATATTGTAAAAAAACTGACAAAGAAGAAAGAAAAAAAGGTAAAATAAATATCTGTAGACGAGTCTTACCACAGCCCGTGGCTTGTCTACTTTAATTTATGAGTATGTGGGATAACTTGGTTTGGAACGCTAGTTAATACAACATTTTTACAGGTAACAGCATCTTCTCCAACAAATTTTACACCGAGTTTTAGTTGCTCTGCACATATCTTCATTCTTGCCAGATTAGCCTCTAATTTCGCCTTAGTAAGTGCAAATTCCTGTCCTTTTATCTGTGTTTCAGCAGCCCTTAAACAAGCCTTATTAAATCCATGACCTCCGAGTGGTATCTGAAAACTTGCAGTGACACCATAATTAAAATTAAATGTAGTCTGATCTATTCTTGGTTGTTCGGACTGATAAAGGATACGACCAGGATTAATAAGATTACCGTCAGCATCTTCTGAAAGATCGTAAATGTTGGTTCTGGTTGTTGTAACTTTTGGATGGCTGTAATTTTGTCCTTTAGTGATAAAGGGAGTGATAGCCAAAGTTGGTAATTGGCATTGAATACCCTGTGAATATCTATGAGTAGGAAAGTTTCCATTTATTGTCTGATATCCATTATTTATAACTGTTCCAGAAGATGATGCAGATGGGGATGATACGGTATTAGCTTTTACAGGCGATATAAGTAAGAAACTTACTGCGAGAAGATACTTAAACTTGTACTCTGACTTTCTGTATTGATTGTTCTCTGTATTGTGCTTGTGGCATCTAAACCTGGAGCTAAAAAGTTTTCTGTAATACTGAAGGCTTCTCCTGGGGTTTTGATCTCCCATTGAGGTTTGGTTGTTAGGTTTGGAGTCACCCATTGAAACGAAACCCCATTAACTGTTTGTGTGTTTGTATATGTCGCATCAGGTGAGATAACAGTTCCATCTTTGACTTGTACATTAGACCCTTGCATAGAATATGAGTACCCTGTCCTATAGTTCTCTGTAACAATTGTCTCCACGATAATAGTCTTGCTAGAGCTTGAAGATTCCATCTGGCCTGTAGAAAAGGAAGGTGTAATACTCCCAGCATTTGCACTAGGTATTGCGAAGAATATAAGTACAAGCCACCGCATCAATCAATTTCAAGTTTGATCGTACTTTGCATCTGTGCTGTAACACCCGCGCCTGTTGCAGATAGATTGACTGTCATTGCACCACCAGAGTCCATTGTCATCGCTGTAGTGCCAATATCTCCACCACTAACAGTTGTGGTATCCCCGAAGATAGGTAACGATGGCACAACACCATTAGTAACCGTTGTACCTAAAAAACTTGTAGGGATAGAATCGCCTTGAATAAAGCTTTCTGACACAGACCACGCATCACCAGTAGTGGTTACTGCATAAGTGGTGGTTGAGTCGATAGTAGGAACTCCATTTGTGATTTGTGCATCTGTTAAATCAAGCGTACCTATTGCATTAGCAGTTTCACTAGCAGTTGGGGTGACATTTGTTCCTGATGCTGAAAAGGTCGTGCCAACTCTATTTGCTGTTGAACTGGCACCTAATGTAGAAACTGAAACTACGTTTTGGATTGAGTGAGAAATATCTGCCAATACTGCGGTAGGACTTCCGACAATAAATAAAAATGGGATCAGTTTTTTCATTTGATACCTACTTTGTTTTTACTATTATCTACTATTTTAGGTGGATTTCCGTTACCTGTGCCACCTTTCTTCTGTCCCACGGAAATGCCGTAGCTTCCTAGCACACCGCTGACTAAACCTGCGGTAAACGCTCCATCAATTCTTACCTTGCCCATGTATCCAAGAGTCATCATTGACAAACTCCAAGTCAAAATAAGAAACCTGACACTATGGCCAAAGAGTTCACCCCAGTCAAAACCTTCTTTCTCTTTTTCTTCTTCAGCCATAATAAAAAAACTGCCCTAGTGTGAGGAGTAAGCTGATGACCATTGCTTAATTAGGCAGCTATATGCCAAACTTAGCAAATACTGTTATGTTTGGAAAGTAACACAATAAAACAATGTCAAAGTTTCTAATTAATCTATTTATCAAGTTTGGTAAAAGTGAATCTCTACGCAAGGCAGCATTGAACCTTTTGAAAGATCTTGCCAAGAAATCAGACAATGATGTAGACGATGCCATCGTCAAGATGATAGAAGAAAAACTCTTTCCAGTAAAATGAAAAGAAAATTCCTGAACATCGAGATAGAAGATGCTCCATTAGAGCTTGAGCTATCGGTGGAACAAAGATGTCGTGACATCCTCGCCTCTGATGATATCTACAGCATCAAACGGTATTGCACTCATTTGGTAAGGCATCAAATGAAACAGGATGTATTTCTTGCATCCCTTCTTGGCCGCCTCATAGAACTTGAAGCCCAAATAGTGATCAGTGAAAGAAAAACAAAACGTAAAAATTTATTTAAGAAGATGAAACGCTTTTTTCGTATTGCTTAAGTTCTTCATCTGTAAAATCTTTCACCAATAATTTTTGGATCTTATCAATCTCAAAATTAAACTTCAGAATTGATGTTTTGATGTGTTCAGTAACCCAAGCACCATCTTTATTTACAACTTGGGCTTTGTTCCTTTCATTAATGAACACATAATGATCTTGACCTTTCAACTGGACATCTAATAAATTTTTTTCTAAATTTTTACGTCTGATCTCCTTCAACGCTCTCAGTTTTTTTGAATCACTCATTTTCTAGTTCCGCTATCCTTTTATTTATAGCATCATATCTTACACAATATTCCTTAAGATCTAACCGTTCAAACCAGAATTTTTTCTGTAATTCTGCAAGCTGGTCATAATAATTTTTTATCAAGTCTTTGTTGGTTTGCTCCATAATTTTATGAGAAGTTCAAGTTCAGCAACTCTTTTCTTAGCTGCTGCGATTTTTTCGGCTGTTGTCATAAATAAAAAAGGGGTCTTATATGAACTCTTCCAAGACAATGCCCCTATAAACTAAGCTGGTATTGCTTCTGAGCTTCTACTCTTCACAGGTAATGTAAAGTCATTTACCCTTACCTGAATTGATGCTCCAGGGGTGCCATCTCTTTTCTCAAAAGTATTTAGGTTGCCAGATCCTGTAACGGTAATCTGACTGCCTTTCTTGATATAGTCCATGACAACATCTCCTCGATTGCCCCATACAGTGCAATCAACTTGAACAGTCACATCTTGGATGTCTGTTAGTAGTCTGAAGTTTGTTACCTTAGTTCCCTGAGAAGTTTCCTTCTGTACTGGGTCTGAGGCTAGGTTGCCAACGGCTGTAATGCTTAACATGATAATTTAATTAGTCAGGGTTGTTTGTTTTGTGCTGCCAATCCTCAATATCTACTCGGTTGTACCGAATAGTGTTATTAAGGATGACAGTCCATTTGGGGCCACTGGGATGACCCTTACGAGTTTTGGTTCTCCAAAGTCGCACAGTTTGAGGTTTTACACCAAGCTCTTCAGCTAATTGATCTGAGGTTATAAGTTCATTCATGAATCCTCCTTCTCTAGAATAAGTGTCAGTAATCCATCTCTTTGATCTTCACTAATAGCATTAGTTTCATATCGTTTGGAAATGTTTTTCTTTAACAAACCGAGCTTGTTTTTGTTGCCTGGTTTATTAATGAAGGCTTCACATTCTTTAATGAACTTATCACTTTCGGATCTGTCAATTGGTTTATTACTTGAGACAGTTGGTTTACTATCATCAGGTTTTAACCATGCCTTGTCCTTATCGTATAAAGACAGGCCAAAGGAATCTCCAAACTGCATAAGACATCTTTTTCTTGCGTCACTCTCTGCCTCTTTGATTGCTGATTCATGCTTATCACCTACACCACCCATGCGGCCATGACCAGCACCTGTGCCTTCTCTGACGATATCACCGACAGTAATTCTTACCTTTGCAATGTAAGAAACACACTTGGAATCTTCAGCAACTAAAGATGTTTCTAATGTTTCAGAACTCCAACCATCAAAGCCAAAGATGCGGTTGGCTTCTTTTATAACGTGCCAGCTTTCAACATAAGCTAACTTTTGACCACCTCCACCACTTCTGAAGGATACATTGTCTTTGTTAATTTTTTGGTTAAGCAGTTTTTTCTGCTCTTCATTAAAACTCATTTTTCTAAAGGGGTTGAAAATGCCCATCGGGGCAGGGATAAAGATTGAACTCCTGTTTTACACCAACTTGGCCAATCATCAAGCAGGCGACATTCGGCAATCTTATCTAGAGCTTCTCTAGACAGTTTTTGCCCTTCTTGCAACGCATCATCATCAAGCTCCCATAAACCGACATCAAATGGATATTCAGATTGCACTACAAGAAAGATAAATCTTTTTGCTGATGGAATACCAGATAAATAATGAGCGCATTGAAGATGGTATTTAAAATTAGCAACAGCCTTTGCAAAGTCTCTGGGGTTTGCTCCTGTTCTACTGGTTTTTAAATCCACAATAGTTTCTTTATTCAACCAGTCAGGTCGGCACTTACAAGTTAAACCAGAAGTCTTGTCATCCCACCAGTATGATTTCTCTGCAATACCAAAACTTAATAACTTCTTGGCATGGGGTTCTGCAAAAACCGCATCTCTCATCTTAATCGCATTTGCCATATCAGATTCAGTAACAGCCGTCATGCCTTTTTCTTCAGCCTCCTTTGCCTCTTCCTTACCTTTTTTGGTTGTCCTTGATGATACTGCAACAAATCTTTTTGTAAGTTCATCAGGTTCAAGAACCGCACAGTGGGTTAATGTTCCCAAGAGCATTGCACTTGTAGGTTTATGTTCTGGCCTTTCAGGATTTAGAAAAGAGTTCCAGTAAGCCTTGGGGCCATGAGATACCATTACTTTTTGCATAGATGCTGAAATCGCATCATCAGCATGATATTTTTCGTTTGATATCTGAATTGATCCTGTTGTCATCATTTCCATCCTAAGTAAGTACAACCTTTGTGCTGAAGTATTTTAAAAGTAGAAATTTTTTCACAATCTTCACACCAAAACTCAATGCAGATAGCACCTCTACATCTTGAACTTGGGTTTTCTTCTTTAAGTGTTTTCTGAATACTTAACTTTTTATTTTTATCAAAAATAGTGAGACAGTCACTTTGTTGATCTTCATTTGTAGACCAGATTCGATAAGCCTGTTGATGAAGATAATTGCCTTGGCAAAATGGACAGTCTAAAGAAAGTTCGGCTTCGTAATTAAACAAGTCATTTAGAGTTGTCATGTGTCTGTGTACCTCTTTGTGTGAGGGCCATATTGCATCATCAAACGTGGCCATGTTTTCAAAATCAGTGCCTTATCCTGTGGCATCGCAACAAGACCTGCCTGTGCAAGTCTCTTTAGAAAAGGTGATGCGTCTGCAGAATCAATTACAGATGCAAATGTATTGAAGATTTCTTTCTCAGTCATAGTTAATATTGGGTTGCCGAGGTCGGAGCGTTCAGGGGTTGGTCGCTTCTTCCTCGGTTTTTTATGGAAGCGCAGACCAAGATCATATTCACTCATCATTTTCTGGCAAGCTCCTCACACGCAGCCTGGATATTGTTAAGGCAATGAATTTCGGTAGAACGTGTTAATGAATCCGTGAGCGAGATATATCCAATGCCAAAAATGCAAAGATAGAGAAATAAATGTTTCATGGGGTTGGGTTTCAGGGGCTTTCTAATAATAACTAACGGTCAACACTTGTCAACCTTGAAAAAGATCAAGTTGCTCGACAGGTATCGGAAGATTTGTCTCATCTCCCCATTGCCTGCCGATGGCATCGCAGATGCCTGGGAAACTTTTACTGCGCACTTTTCCGCTTTTTGCCTGTGAATACCAAAGAGGAAGTTTCTTGCCACTAGGAGAAATATAAAATTCACCCTTATCTACAATCTTGGTCGGTTTCAGTTTTGGTAAGTTCTTGAGCCATAAACAGGTGGTCTTTTGAAAGCTGTCACCAAACTCCCAAGGCTGTATTATCTGATCTGGAGGTCTTATAGCAGAACTTATAACACTGATCGGGTTTTCAATGGCCCATCTCGGTATATTGCAATCCATAAGCATACGCACAAAATCAAGTGCCTCTTTCTGTTCCTTCTGCTTTCGCCAAAAATGACGGCTACCACTGACCGCCAAATGCTGACAACTCGGATGGGCCACTATTAGATCAATTCTTCTGCCTCTTTATCCCATGTCGTGCAGTCAAATTTTTTATTGGTGATAAGTTTTTTCTTATCAGAAAGCATTTGCATCATGTAACTTAAATCTGCTTGGGTCATTTACTTAGCCTCCTCAATGATTTTCATTTGATTAAGAGGAAGTGTAAGAAAACATCCAATCTCACTTTTAAGGTCATCGGGTGCATCAACGATTGTAAAATCTGCAATGATTCCTCCAAGACCCTTTCTTTGGTTTTCAGGATCGGCATAAACTAAGCCAAGGCTTTCTTCACCGATTTCTACATAAAGAGTTTTTTTAGTCATTTGAGGGGGTTGTCTCTATACCTATATTATAAACATATTTGTCAACAACTGTCAACAAGGTTTCATAACATCAACTGCGAATCCAGCTGCTTTTAGTTCCTCAATCCTATATTTCTGAATCTCGCTCAATCTGCCCTTCGGCCCTTTTACCTCAATAAACTTTACCTCATCTGGTTTCATACAGATCAAATCAGGTAAACCAGCTTTGTTGCACATAATTAACTTGATTACTGTCCACCCTTCTTTCTCGTGCCTGTCGATCAGCTTCTTCTGATATTGAGCCTCTGTCATTTCTATAATGCTTGATCGTATAGCTTTCCTTTGATTGTACTACCTGATAAACTTTTGGCTCGATTCCCTTCTCTGCAAAAATATAATGTATTTTATTCTTTCTATCCCTGCCAAGAAAACTTGCCCTCTCTCTTCCCTGCAAATAACTGAGTGCAGAATAATCAATACCATAAAAAATTAAATGATCCGCACTGCTAAGATTTATTCCTTCTCTACAACTCTTTACCTGACCGATAAAAACGGAATCGCTTACAGCATTAAATATATCTGGATCATCTGTTGCCCTATATCCAAAAAAATCTCTCAGCATTTTACCTTCAGCAATAAAGCAATATAAAATGGCAATCTTTCCACTGAAATTATCCTTTATATATTCAATTTTGCTTTTATCAAACACAACTGCCCCATGATTCTCAGTGATCACATGGCCATTATAAATCTGCCTTAGTTTGCTCATTACTTTAGCCCCTGTATCAGCCACCACTGATCTTCCTCCAGGTTTACCAATGACACCGTTTTTTATAATTCTTAACGCCAACCTGTATGTTCTTCTAGACATCTTCACAAGATGCACTTCTTCCTCAACCTCCTGAGTGAAGCCTGCCTCCTTTTGGGTCATCTGAACTGTATAAGGTTCGATGTCCTTTAATATTCTGCTTTGTCTTGCTTCTGAATAATCTTTAATAACAACACCAGTTCCAACCCTCTTCTCCTTTACATCAACATAATCACTAGCCCATCTGTAAAAATTTTGATATTTACTCCATAAAAAGGGAGTTAAAGACCATTGATGATATAACTGACTAAAACTTTCGGGGCTTGGTGTTCCACTCATTAAAATGATGCTGTTATATCTAAGCTGCAATATATTCTGGTATCGTTGAGATGGTTTTGGAAATGCACCCACACTATGGGCTTCATCAACGATGATCATATTCCAACTTGTTCCCTTAAAATTTTTTAACTGTTCAAAATTAGTAATGGATACTACCCTTTCAAGATTCATCTTCTCAACATCACTTTTTATACTTGGGATTGCCTTTTTCTTGGTTATCACCAACACCTTTTCAAGTGCCATATTTTTGACAACAGACAATGCCACCATTGTCTTGCCTGTTCTGCACTCACCACTTAGATAACCGCATCTCTTAATCTGACAAAGCCTTGTCAACTTACTGCTTGCCGCTTTTTGATATTTTCTTAATACAACCATTGACAGTGTTGTTTATATAGCTATTGTACTTAGGAACGCTATATATGCAATACCTATGCAACAGAAACCAAAGAAAGCAATTCAAATCTATTTAGAAGAAGAGCAAATCAAGTGGCTTGATGATAATAAAGGCCCAGAACTAAAACGTGGTGGTGTTATAAGAAACCTTATTCGAGAAAAGATGGAGCAGGCTGCATAACAATGGACATAAAAGAAGAACTGCTTGGTCTTCCCAAGCACTGGGGTTTTGTTGCCGTTCAAAATAAAAGACCTTATCAAAATGATTGGCAAAATAATCCACTTACACGCTCACAACTATTTAAAGAAATATCCTCTAAAAAATCTACAGGTATCGGTGTTTGCTGTGGAACTCCTTCAGGTGGTTTACTTTTTCTTGACCATGATGGGCCATCAGCTGCAAAAATATTGGGTGAATGGGGTTTTTCTCTTTCCTCTCTACCTCCCTCATGGATGGTCACATCAGGTCGTGTTGGTAGATTTCAGATAATCTATCAAGTTCCAGAAAAGTATTGGTCAAAGATAAAGACACGCAAATTTCAGACAGGTGTAAAAGATGAGGATGGTTCTGTTGAACAAATCGAACTGCGGTGGAATGGTACGCAATCCATAGTATCTGGTAAACATCCAAAGACTGACGGCTATAGATGGATGGATGGAAGATCACCAAAAGACCTTGAAATTGCAGAAGCTCCCTTCGCCATAATCGAAAAGATGATGGAGCAGAAGAAAAAAACAACAACTCCACAGATACAAATTCTTAATTCAGATACAGACAAGGCACGATCACTTCTTCAATCAATAAATCCAAACCGTCTAGATGATTATGATGTTTGGGTCAAAATTGGTATGGCTGCTCATTCTGTCGGTGATAATTCTCTGCTTCACGATTGGGAACAGCTATCACAGAAAAACAGTAAATATCAATCAGGAGAATGTGAAAAGAAATGGGCATCATTTAAATCATCTGGGGTTTCACTAGGCACTCTCCAAAAGTTTGCTTCAGAAGATGGTTGGACTCCACCACCACGTTCTTTTCCAACTTCAATAAAACCAGCAGAAGAACCAACACCAGTTCCTCGTAAATTAGAACAGCTCACATCACAGGAACTTATAAACTTTTTACGCAACCTCAAACAGGAAATAAGATTCAATACTTTTTCACATTCAATTGAAATGGATGGCAAAGTAATAAAAAATATTGAACTTTTTTATCTCACACTCGCAGAACTTGGTTATAAAGTGCCAAAAGAAATGGCAATTGATTGCCTCCTAAAGGTTGCCCATGAGAATGAATATGATCCAGTAA